ATGTAGGCAGGGGGTGTAAAAATAACGACCCCCCCCCTATATCATATTGGTCTTTATATCTCCATCACTGCGTGTTAGCAGTATTTTTGCTGATTTTCTTGTACATATTTAAGAAATCATGATCAATGATCTCATCAATCGCTCTTTCAATCTCAGCATTAACTTCTTCTTGAGAGAAATCATCTTCAATTCGAGCAATTCGAGCTAAATAAGCACAAGAATAATAACCTTTTTCAACATCAAACTCAAACCAAGACTTGAAATCGTCAAATGGATTGAAAGGATTGTCAAATGTGGTCAACATACAGGTGTAATCCATCAATCATTCACTTCCTTTCAAGTATTTGTTTACTGTTGATGGCGACACATTCATAGCATCAGCAATCTGTTGTAGTGTTTTGCCTGATGCAGACATGGATTTGATACGATTGACTTTGGCAGGGCTTAGATTAGCACCATTGTTCTTAGGTGTAGCCCTTTGTCTAAGCACCGAGATGTCTGTGTTATCGAGAATGTCACGGAGCCTAGTCTTAGTAATGGCGCCTGCCTGGATGGCTTCCCATTCACGGTCCGTTATGACTATGTTTCTATCTTTCCTGCGAATGGAATTAACATTCTGTCTTCCGACTTGTAGAGCCCTGGTCCTTTCTTTCTTAATGTCAGCCTTACTCATCTCTTCGCCTGCTTCTTTGGCAGCGGCTTTCTTTTTATCAGCTGTAGCATTAGCATAGCGTTGAGCAGCACGTTCTCTAGGAGCGTTAAGCTTGGCATCATTAAGCTTCTTGTTGAGGGACGCTACCTCATCGGCATATGTAATAGCGGCGGTCTTATCGCGATCCATTTCCTTAGTTGCCATCATAGTCTTACGGGCCTCATTACCTAAAGCTTTCATACTATTGGCATAGTCCGCATAAGCGATCTCTTTGGGGTGCTGGAATTTGGACAATAAGGTGTATGCATCATCGGTCTCCGCCATATTGGTGGACCTTTGGGTACGGGTATTAGTCCGGTATGTAATATCGCCAGCCCGGTTAGTATAGGTTACTTCGCCAGTATCGGGGTTCTTCCTCTTAACAGGCTCGTACCTCTCAACATCATCAGGGTCGTTCGGATCATATGAGATCTTCTTGCCAGTGGCGGTCTTGATCACCCATTTACCAGCATCCTTGTCGAACTTTCGATCAGGATAGAATGCATCGTCGGCGGTTTTGTATGTAACCTTACCGGTCTCGGGGTCTATCTGAGGACTACCTTGGCGCTTGGTTACGGACTTCTGTCCCTTGGCACGGGAAATAAGTGTAGCGGCACCGCCATACTTAACTTCACCAGTCTCAGGATCAACTTTGACCTGCCACTTCTTCTTTAAAGCAGATATGTTGTTATCTATCTCGCTCTGCTTATAGTCAAGCTTATGCTTACCAGCATCGATAACAACCATGCTATGGCGAACGGCCTGCGCTATCTCATGATCAGGAGCACCAGCCAGAGTCATGTCAGTAATCAGGTTAGAGATCTCACCCATTTCACGCTGAGTCATGTCGGTCTTACCATCAGGACTCTTCATGTATCGCATACCAGGACGCTCGGGATACTGGAGTTTAGGATCGAATCCTTCAAGTTCCTTAAGAGGATCTTGGTTGGAGATCTTAATGCCAGTTCTACCATGAGTGGGTAAACACATAACAGTATCGCCATCGAAGTCAGCACCAGAAAGACGATCTGCAATGTTCTTATTGATACCAACAGCATCGATGCTATCATTACCAATAATCTTCTTAGCATTACTATCACTGTTGTTAACCTTAAGGATCGGGATCTCAAATAATCCACCATGAGGATAACGAACAAGGGCAAGCTGGGTACCATCCTTATACTGAGGAGCATAAATCTCATTATCAGATAAGGTGTTGATTGGTATGATTACGTGATACTTCTGTCCAGGCAGAGCAGCAGCTTTAAGATGTACCGCATCAGAATCGCATTCTTCTGCGAACTTCTTTAAAAGATACTTCTTGATAGTAGGATTCGTTAATTCACAAATCTCATCAAACTCCGCTCTCTTATCCTGCTTAGCTATATTTAGCTGTCTATTAATAAGAGACAGAGGCTGCTTGGACAAGAACTGAGAAGGTAGAGCATCTTTCCAATCAGTCCAGTCACCCTGATCGGCACGCTTATTAATGAGACCAAGAGTGCGTTCACCATTCTCATTCTCATAATATACCTGCGACTTGAGTAACGAACCGAAAGGATTATCAGGATCATTCTTAATAGGCTTCAATACCTTATGTAATGGTACATCGGAAGTCTTGTTAGTATTAAACATGACATCCACACCATCGGGCAGGTTGTCAGAATATACAGCCATACCTTTTATGTAATGTGTTCCATCTACAAGAATACGAACCTGAGAATATCGAGAATCACCAAGTGACAGATCCTTGACGCCCGGACGAATCTCCACAACACCGTCTTTGTCCACACCACGGAATCCATCAGGTCCAACATCATCAGCATATCGGACCATCATTCGTTTAGAGTCCATGCTCTTAGGATATACGATCTTGTCGAAGTTCTCGCCATCATCGGTAGACACATATTTATCTTCATTAAGAGGATGAATCTTGTCTAATTCCCAAATGGCTTTCTGAGGTGTACCAGGAGGACAGATGATTCTCTGAGTAGTCCATTTACCAGCATTAGTAGCCTGCTCGATACGGTTACCGTAAACAGGATATCCTTCACGCTCAAGGATGGCAAGGGCTTCATCAAGTTTGTTCTTAGATATACCAAGCTCTCGCTCAACATCAGAACCAACATCGATCATGCCCTTTTTTCTAATCTGATTACGAATGAACTTAGCAGTACTAAACGCAACCTTCGCTCGGGCCTCATGATCGGGGTCGAGCCAGCCTCGAACAGTTGATTCGCTAACGCCCATTTCTCTACCAATTTCGGTAGGACCTTTACCATCGGCTTTGAGAGATTTAGCTCTAGCAATCTGATAAAGGGCTCGCTCGTCTTTGGCAAGGGATATTTGGTCACGAAGCTTTTTACTAGATGGGGTTCCATTGGGCCCTAATATACCTAATTCTTTAGCTACTTCAGATTCTTTTAAACCGCTCTTCTTGAGCTCATTAACTCGAGCGAGGAAGTCACCGCTACGCTGGTAAGGGTCCTCACCCGAGCCCCAGGGGTATCGACCAGAACGCCTAGGCATTCCATAATGTATCAAGACATCATCTGGTAGATGCATCATGATATCTTCTAACACATAATTCATTGGTCTCAACCCTCCTCGTTCTCAAGTTTCATGAAAAGCTTATCGAAGTGAACGATTGTGTCCATAACGGGTATAATTTCATCAGCAGTAGGATTATGTACGATAACCTCATCATTCTGATAGATTCGAAGTTCCATTTCGATCTCTTCAGGCTTGATCTTATATTCCAAACAGAAAAGAGCAGCATATACTTTCAGCTGCTCCATCTTGGCTTTGATCTTTCCAGTTTTAAGATCGTGAATTCGAAGTTTACCATTTCTGAATGAGATAGCATCCGCAGTACCGAAGAATCGGGTAGAATAGAACAACACTACTTCAGTACTCATTCGGAAGCCGATTGCATCATTGACGAATGCACAAATGGTTTTATTGCTCTTTGGCTGCTTAAGACCAAGGTCAATAGTTTCCTTAGCCCAGGCATGTAAGCGAGTGCCCAAAGCAGCGGCTTTCTTATTTGCGAATACTTCCATCGCAGTCTCATCGGTGTAGTTTAACCAACTAGGCTGCGATGGTGAAAATGGTGCGTGCAGGCCCTCAAGATTCAAATGTTTTGCGAAGTTCATTTAGAACGTCCTCCTTATTTTCTGGTGATATAAATCTAGAGAAAGACATTTTGTCCATGAGTTCTACATAGTAATCTTGATTGGGCTGGTGCTTAGCATTCGCTGATTTTTTACATTCTAATGAGGCCCATTTATTCTTGTGTAATACAAGCAAGTCAGGTATGCCTTGCTGCTGATCCATTTTAAATATCATGCAGCCAGGGAACATAGTCTCCAGGTCTTTTCGAAGACGATCTTGAAATCCGCTTTCCAGTCTAGCGCTTCTAGCCATAAATGAGCCTCCTTTCTTTTAAAATATAGATAAGAGCGGTAGATGGGTCTCGAACCCACAACATCCTGCTTGGAAGGCAAGTGCTCCACCAATTGAACTACTACCGCGGATAAAGGTAAAAGAGGGCGTAAATATAAAGATATTTCCCTCTCATAAAAGGA